TGGGGTAACAACGAAAGCGGCAATGGTGCACCATCATGGTTAAGAAATATATATAGGTAATAATATGGCAAAATTTTCAGGATATAATCATTCTTCTTCTGGGGTACCAGACTTACTTTATGGTAAAGCAAACACCTCTGGTTTAAATCGCTTAAATGGAGTATTCATTGCTAAAGTTATCGAAATGGCAGACGACGGTTATCAACAACACATATGGGTAGACCTAGTAGGATCAGAAGTTTCACGTGATAAAAGTACACAAAAAGAAAGAAAAAAATATCATAAAATAAGACAAATGAGTCCGTTTGGCGGAACTGTGCAATCAGGCAAAGGTAGCAATAACTATGGTGCTATATGGACACCTCCTGCTCCTGGTACAGAAGTTTTAGTTGCATTTACTGGATCAGACCAAGAAGGATTTTTGTTAGGTGTATTACCTGATATTAATAGAAACGCAATGTTAGGTGGTCACCCTGCTTCTCCGGATCCAGAAACAGGTGAAGTTAAAACAGCATACGATCATCATGTTAAAAAACAACACGACGAAACTAGACAAAAGCATCCAACAGGAGAAGCAATTGACCAACAAGGTTTATTTGCAGACGCTCTGAGAGGTCATGCTAGCAGCGGCGGCCGACGTGAATCACCGACTAATGTCAGTGGATTTAATACACCAGGCGGACATAGTTTAGTATTAGATGATGGTACAGTTTCCTACAAAGAAGGTGTAAATTATGTTCCTGACAAAAGTCGTGAAGAAGGAAAAAATAAATTATTAAGACTTCGTAGTAGTAATGGTGCACAAATTGTTATGAATGATACTGCTAATATGATTTATATTATTAATCAAACTGGAACAGCATGGGTTGAAATGGATGCAGATGGTAATGTAGATGTTTTCAGTAATAAAAACATTAGTATGCACGCCGCTGATACAATAAATTTTTATGCTGGCGCTGAATTTAATGTAGATGCCGAAGATATTAATATAAGAGCACGTGGATCAAATGGTATTAAACTTGAAGCAACAACAGATCAAATACAGTTATTTGCACAAGAAGATTTAAAACTTACAAGTAAAAGAAATATGCATTTACGTGCTGGCCCTCATATGAGACTCACTGCTGACTTAATAGACTTAAACGGTCCTCCTGCAGTTGAAGCAACAAAGCCAACAGTTGGCGCTCTATCAGTTAATAACTTTGTTAAAGAAAGTATTACTAATCGTGTACCTGAAGCAGAACCTTGGAGAGGACATTCTGCACAGGATAGTAAAATTGCCGCACAAGCAAAGAGTCATCCGCTTGATCCTGATGTAAACGATTATAATCTAGCAACAACTGGTATTGGTAGCGGAGGTTCTAGTAGGGGAAGAGCATCAAACAATCCAAAACGCCGAGCACAGATATCTAATAACTCCGACATGCAAGCGTCAATTTATCCAGATTCGATTATTGATCAGCAATTCAATAGAAATTCTATTGCAAGAAATAATCAAGATACATATAATATAGGAACCGAAGGTGAATTTGCTGGAGTTCGTAACCCTGAAGATAATTATAGAATTGGCAATGATGGTGAATTTGCTGGAACTCCTACAACAACTACAGTAGTAGATGCAGGAGCAAAACCAACAGTATCGTCTGCTAATCCTAGAACAAAACGTAAATGGGATAGCGATGTAGGGTGGGATGTATGATAACTGATATAGATACTTCTTTAAAAACAATTTGGACAGATTTTACTGTACTAAATGAAGAACTGTTTAATAATGAGATTGCTATAGAAGAAATAGAAATGTCAGAGTTAGGTAGATTGACTGCATTGAATTTTTCTATCTATGTAGGTTATGATGGGTACGGTTATGGCGAAGGTGCAGTTGTACGTGGCATCACTGAACAAGAAGCGTTTAATGTTTGGAATAAACAGTTTGATAGACAACAACAGATTTTTAAAAGACAACTAAAAATATATAAGTTAACAGAAATTTCACAGTCTGTATATGACGGGCTTTTGTTATATTTTTGGGCTGTTAATAAAACTCATTTTGTATATGCAAACGAAGAAATATATGATATAAAAGATAAAATTACGAATAAAGACTGGGATGATGTTGCAAGCATAATGATGCGTAGTAATTTTAATAGAGAGCAGTGTACCCGTGCAGCAACAGTATTAAGATTAGCAGACTATGGAAAACCAAAACCTCGTAGTTGGTTTAGAACACGTGGCATTCATTTAATGAGAACAAACAACGAAACTCGTTTGCTTGCACAAAATGAATTAAAACGTGCTAGGTTTGCATACTATGCTGAAACTAGACAGTTTCTTCCTTATACACCTGAAAGTAATAAAAGACAGATTGTCAAAGATTATGAAAAAACACTATTGTCTAACAAATTTGTATACAATGGAAGTACTACAATTTTTACACTTCCTGAAACGCCGAGCATGAAACCAGTTGAAAAACTTGAAGTTTATATAAACGGCGATCTTATGCAAAACGAGTTTGATTTTACAGTAGATGGAACTAAACTTATTATCACAAAAGAATTAAAAGATCAAGATATAATTAACACACTTATTCGTATATAATAGTAGCACATAATTTATGGATAAATATTATTATGGCAACATATATCGGATATAGTTCAATTGGTCAAAAATCATCTAGTAGAATCCTTGTAGACAAGGAACTTGCTAAACGTGATTTAATGAATCATTTTTACACTCGCAAAGGCGAACGTGTAGTTAATCCTGAATTTGGAAGTATAATTTGGGAGATGTTATTTGAACCTTTAGATGTATATACAGAAACTGTAATTAAAGAAGACGTAGAACGCATTATTACTAGTGATCCACGTTGGAATTTATTAAGTACTCGTTTACAAAAACCAAACGAGCATACTATTAATGTATATGCACAAGTAGAATACATTGACACAGGAACAGCAGAAGAACTATATTTAAATTTTGTAGGTGAGATAGCATAATGGCACAAGGCGCAAGACAAAGCAGTTTATTTGCTGCAGAAGATTTTAGTGTAATATATGAAAGTTTTGCACAAGCAAACTTCCAAGCATATGATTTCGATACCATTCGTAACGCAATGGTAGAATACATGAACAACAACTATCCAGAGAACTTTAATGACTGGATCAGTTCAAGTGAATTTGTAAGTTTAATGGAACTTATGGCATTCCTTGGACACAACTTAGCATTTAGAAATGACCTAAACACAAGAGAAACATTTTTAAGTACAGCAGAACGCAGAGAAAGCGCCTTGCGTATTGCTGAATTCTTAGGATATACACCTACACGCAATGTTGTTGCTAGCGGTTATGTAAAAATAAACAGTATAAGAACAGACGAAGAAGTTTATGATGTAAATGGTAGTAGTTTAGCAGGTCGTTTTGTACAGTTTAGTGGTACAAATAATCCAGATAACTATCAAAACTTTTTAACTATTATGAATTCGATATTACAAAGTAATAGTCAATTTGGACAGCCGTTTGATAAGTTTACTGATAGTAATAATATTCGTAATGAAATATATAGAACTAATAGTACTAACAACGATGTAGTGTTTGACTTTACAGGTACTGTCAACGGAGCCAGAGCAAACTTTACAGCACACAGTGTTTACTATAATCAAAGTTTAAACAAATTAGAAGAAAAAACACCAAATCCATATGGTGTTTTAGATTTTCTATATCGTGATGATAACAGTAGTTTTGATAGTACAAATACTGGATTTTTCTTAGGACTTAAACAAGGTAACTTAGAATATAAAGATTTTAATGTACAAAACGGTTTACCTAATTTAGTACTTGATATAAATGCACAAAACATTGCAAACGGAAATGTATGGGTACAGACAATTGATGAAGCAGGTCAAGTTGTTAAGAACTGGACATACATCGACAGACTGTTTGGATTAAGTGCAGTTTATAATAGTGTAAACAATGATCAACGTGACATCTTTACAGTTAGCAGTAGAGAAAATGATCAAATTAGTATTGTGTTTGCAGACGGAGACTTTGGTAATATTCCACGTGGTACAATTCGTGTTTGGTATAGAACAGGATTAAATCAAAGTTATAGATTAACTGCAACAGATATTGGCAACCTTGCTATACAGTTTAATTATATTGGCAAAGATGGAACAACATATAATGCAATGCTTGATTGTAGTTTAAAAGAAACTGTAAACAATGCAAGTGCAAGAGAAAGTATCGACAGCATTCGTGCAAATGCAAGTAGATTCTTTGCTACACAAGATCGTATGGTTACTGCAGAAGATTATAGTTTATATCCTCTAACAGTTAGTAACAACATTAGAAAAATTAAAAGTGTAAACCGTATCCACAGTGGACATAGTCGCTTTAGAGACTTTTATGATCCGACTGCAACATACAGCGATGCAACACAGTATTTCGACGACGGATACTTGTATACTGACGAAGTTACAAGCAGAAAAATAGTTTCACTTCCAACAAATGTAAACAGTGAATCATTTTATCAAAAATTTATACGTCCTATTTTAAACAACCCGGAAGTTAAAAACTTTTATTATCATAGACACTATTATCCAACAGTTGGATCGCACGATCGTAATAAAAATTATACTAAAACTACAGATGGAATTACATATCTAGCGTCAGACGAACTAACGTTTCGTTGGAATCAAATTACTAAAAGTCATAAAACATGCACAGGTAACATTATACGCAACGGTGTTCCGCAACGATTAGGTGACATGGGTGGCACACCATTACGCAAGTTAGAAGTAAATGGGCTTGCTGAATTTGTTACTGCACCATTTAAAATGGGATACATTAAAAGTGTTAAAATTATCGATGGCGGCTCTGGGTATGTAGATGCTCCGACTGTTAAAATCAATGGTGTAGGCACAGGTGCAGTATTACAAGCAGATGTTATAAACGGACAAGTGTACGGTGTTAGTGTTACTGAAAGTGGTATTAATTATAATAGTGCAACTACGATTGAATTTGAAGCACAATCAACCGGTGGTAGCGGCGCAGTAGCAATTGTTGAAGTAGCAGATGCTGACAGTGTTTGGGCACGTATTGTAAGTTTAGATAGTGCTGGCCTTGGAGAAGATGATGCTACAGGAATTCCTACTGGTATTGACGAACGTGGCAGAGGTGCAATTGTTCTTAATAAGATAATTCCAAGCGGTGCACGTATCAGAAGAATTGTTCCTAGTTTTGAATACGAACTAACCGATTCGGTTAAGGCAGACCTATTATCAAAACTTGAAAATAAAAACAGTTTTGGTTTACGTTACGATGCATCTGGTCAACAGTGGTTAATTGTTGATAGTGCAGATTTACCTGTTAGCGGTGTTGAAAATAATAGTGTTGCATCATGGAGCAGAGCAAACGAAGGTGATGCAAGCAACAATGGAGTTGACAACAGTTGGATTATTAGAGTTAACTATAACACAACTGAATGGGAAATTTTAACTAGAAAAACTAGATTTGTTTATGGTAGTGATCAAAAAATTAAATTTGGTAATTTAAACTTTGCCGAAACATTTAGTAGTGAAACGCTAAAACCAAGTAGAGATAGTATCACAGTGTTAAGTATTAATACAAAAAGCGGTACAGATCATACACCGTTAAACAGAGATTATAAGTTCAATGCAACAGGGTACTTTACATACTTAGATGGATATACAGATCCTCATAAAATTCGTATCACTCTTGCAGATCCTGATAACGATGGGTATCCGGATAACCCTGCAGCGTTTTACGAAATTGCTACAGATCAAACTACTAAACTAGGCATTCGAAAAATTGATGGATTTCAATATAAAGTGTGGGATCCGAACGGTACAGAATTAGCAGATGGTAGAGCAAAACTACACACAAAGTATAACAGAATTGCAGACCTAGGACAAGTAATTGATCCAAGTATTACAAATATTATTGATACATTTGTATTACTTGAAAGTTATGATAGTAATTTTAGATTATGGGCAAAGAAGGATGGTAGAATTTATACTAAACCTAATCCTCCATCGGTACATGAACTAAACAATTTGTTTTCTGGACTTAACAGTAAAAAATCTATAAGTGATCAAATTATCTATCGACCTGTTAGATACAAAGTATTATTTGGAGATTTAGCAAGTGAAGAACTACAAGCAAGATTTAATGTTACTAAAACTAGTAATGCAACAATGAGCGATACTGAAATTAAACAGCAAGTAGTTCGATTAATTGAAGAGTATTTTAATATCAATAACTGGGACTTCGGTGAAACTTTTTACTTTACTGAACTCGCAGCATACATACATAATAACACAATTGGACAAGTAAGTCAAGTAACAATTGAATCGATAAGCGACTTTAATGCAGATTTATTTGAAATAAGAAGTGATAGCGACGAATTGTTTATTCCTGTACTAAGTCCTTCAAATATTACAATCACAAATGCATTTACTGCAAATCCAACTAGTATTGCAGCCAATTCCGGAGTAAGCATCGTATGAGCAACAAATATCACGCAAAGCCGATTAACGCACCTTTGATTACCAGACCTGGTGAAAGTTCTGAGTATGTAGGTACACGTAATGTTACAGGTTTATTGCCTGAGATTTTTAAAACAGATGTTAACAAAAGATTCTTTGATAGTACACTTGAACAGTTAATGAGCAGTGGTAGTTTACAGGCTATCAATCATTATGTTGGCGCAAAAACACACACTCGTAGCAAAACTGATTCGTATGTCGAAGATGGAAGAACAAGTGATCCATATCAATTTGTCCCGGGACTAGTTAACAAAGACGAAAATGGTAATATTACAAATGCTCTTGCATATGACGACTTGCTACATAATATGAATTTCAGTGATGTACAATTAAATCAAAATAGTAGGGTATTCGATGAAGAAGGTTATACATTAGACTTGCCTATTAATATAGATATGTTTGTAAACTATCATAGATATTTTTGGGCAGTTGATGTTATTCCAATTATTGATGTTATTGCTAAGGCAAGTGGCCCTATAACAATCGACGATATTGTGGGTAAATTTGAATACACTACACCAGAGTTAAGCAATGGTAAAACATTAGAATTTAAAAATGGAATGAGAGTACGTTTTGAAAGTATCGATGTTGAACGTATGCATCAAACTGTTGCTGGAAATAAAATATTTGAAAGTCCTATAAGTAATCCAACAGAAAGTAATGTTTACTTAAACAATATTTTGCAAACAGAAGGTGTAGACTACAACAAAATTAGTGCAACGGAATATGAATTTACTACAGCACCTGCAGTAGGAGATGAAGTTGAGATACATTGTTTTTGGACAATAAGTGGTACATATCAAAAAGAAGAAGTCTATATTGTCGACGGTGTTGGTACAAAGGCTGGTATTAGTTTTACGAAGCAGTTTGTTCCTGTAGGTAATATAGAAAATTATGGCAAGCGAGTTTGGTTTAACCAAACAATTTATAGCGGAAAATCTCCTACTAAGTTTGATCAAGACGGTGAAAGTTTTGAATTTAAACCATACGACTTACGTGAACTAAAAATGCAAACACGTGAATATACAGTAGAGGAACGCACAAGTGTAGATCAAAGTGCCTGGGCACGTAGTAACTTGTGGATACACCAAGAAACTATTGAAGCAATTTGCGACTTCACTGACGATAATCCGAAACTTTATATTGACGAAAAACTACGTGCAACTCGTCCTATTATAGAATATAAAGCCAATATTAAAAAATATAATTATGGTACAAAACACTTAACTTTTGTTGACTATATGTTTGATCAACTTGATCCGGCTGTAGATATTATTGGGCAACCGTATTTTGATTTAGCAAGACACTTAGCAACAACAACATGGATTAACAAAGGATATAATAAAGGCGACTTAGTTAAAGTAGTTCGTAACAACGAAACAACATATTGGGATTGTAAACAAACACATGGTGAAGCAAAAGACCCTGTATTGTTTAAGAATAACAAATATTGGAATCAAGTTTATTCAAAGATAATCGAAGACGATGAATTAGTGTTGTTTATTAATTCAAGTAATGCAGATTATAATAATAAAATTTTTAGAGTAAGTGGATCGACTGCAGAAAATTTAGCACTTACACTTGTTTATGATTTAACTGATTATGAAGTTGGACATAAAATTATGACTATCAATGGTTACAATGCAGTATTTTATGATAGCCACGATAACCTTATCTATAGCGGCAGTGAATGGTACTGGGATGGAAACACATGGATATATGGTCAACAAAAAGAACACACAAGCCAAGGTGCACTATTCCAGTTATACGACACAGAATTAGTAGAACTAGATGATACAACAGTTTATCCTAACAGTACATTTAGAGGCGACAGAATATTTGACTACGGTAAAGGGTCAACACGTATCGACGAAAGTTTAGGCTTCTCGCCACGTTATGTTGACTACGGTAATACTCCTGGTCTGAGTTTTGATTTAGAACTAGGTGCTAAACGTTATCATTACAATATTATTCGAGAAAACAGCACATACCACCAAACATTTGATACAGGAAATACACAAGAAATTCTGGGTTACTATTTTTACAAAATGTTAGATAGCAACCAGTATTATAACGGTTGGAAACTACTAAGAACAGGTCAGCCTGTAAAACGTCATGCAACATTTAATGTAGTTAATAGCACAACACCTGTTGTAGTAGAATTAGGTACAACTGATATAAACACTGACAACAAGTTCATTATTAATCAAAAAAATGGCTTGTATTATTTTAGTACATGCTCTACATTAAATACAAGTACTAAAATACACAAAGTTTCTGATAGTAATCCAGACATGTTTGTTAGTAAAGGTAGAGAATATCATATACAAACATTGTTTAATGTGTCAGATATTGAATTTACAGACTTTGATGGTAATGCACTTTCAAATGTAACAATAACTACAGTTGATAACTACAATATTACTTTGTTAGTTGATGCTGCTTATGCTGATAGTGTTATACGTTATCGTGAAGTAGGAAACACATCTAATACTGGGTTAATTTATGTTGACACAAATACAAATCATTTAAACTTAGAAGTTTATATAAACGGAAAAGAAACAGTATTCTATACAATCGCTGATACAAAACTTACTGTTACACATGATTTTATAAAAGACGACATAGTTGATGTTTACTGGTGGAGCGACAGTGAATTAAACAGCAAAGCAGATGGCAACTTTGAACCTGCTGATACACACTTATATAATCCATTCAATGATTGGGCAAGTGAAGTAAGTTTTGGTGACTTACAAGATCATTTGCGTTCGCAAGTAACAAACATTCCAGGATTTAGTGGAGACTATTTTGGCAACAATAATTATACACAATTGCCTCGTGCACACGATTTTGGTGGCACAATAAGAAAGCAACCATACAGTACTGCATTGTTAAATCAACTATCATCGGATGTTGATACAAACATTTATAATAGTATTAGATATGCTGCAGCAAACTATAAAAAATTTAAAGAACAGTTCTTAAGAAAAGTAGAACAACTACATAAAAATTTACCCATTGAAACACCAGTGTACGAAATTGTTGATCGTGCACTTTCCGACGTTAATTTAGGTAAAGGAGCAGACAGTGCATATGTTAACAGTAATATGGCATTGTTTAAAAACTTTGAAAGTGCAGACTATGCATGGCAATCAGGAGAGCCTACTAATTTTAAATTACCAAATGTTATTAATACATACAATGACGTAAGTAATCATATTCAAGCATGGTTAGAAGATAATGATGGCTGGCATAGTTTAGTCAAAGACGTTGATTATACGCTAACCGAAAACCGTATTACAATTAACAAATTAATAACATATAAAACATCTAACAATAGTGCATCGTTGCATGTTCGTTGGTATGCAGTTAACAGTGAAAGTTTTGTTCCTCCTAGTGCAGTTAAACTAGGATTAATTAAGCCTACTGTTCCAGGATTTGAAAACTTTGATGTTGAAAGCGATAACGTTTCAAGTAGAAGTGTACTAATTGGACACGACGGTAGTATTACTACTAGACAAGGCACAAATTTCACTGACAGATCTACAGTAGGATTTAGTATTACTGATGCTGCATTATATGACTTAGAGTTAAGAATTTACAATAACTTAAATCCAAAACTACATAACATAACAGACTATAAAGAAATCATGCCAACTGCAAATCGTCTGACAAGTTATAACTGGGATGATTTTATTGCAGCATTAGAACCAGACTTCAAACGTTTTGCTATTACTAGCGGACTAACATCAATAACAGATCCTGAGTATTATGATCTTGCTAATAAATTTACATGGAATTATAGTAGTGTTGGCCCAGGCATCGGCGGTTGGAGAGGACTATACAGATACTATTTTAATACTGACAGACCTCATACACATCCTTGGGAAATGTTTGGTTATAGTATAAAACCAACTTGGTGGGATGCAAATTATAGTTGGATTTTTACAGTAAAAAGAAATGCCTTGATAGAAGCATTAAAAACAGGACATTTTAATAATCCTGCTGACACACCGGAATATAATCTTACATATGCATATACAGGATACGACTGGGATAATCAAAAACTTGTCACAACTGCAGGTGTACTAAATGATCCTATAACAGCCGGCGTAGTTACAACACCTGGATTAGCCGATCGTGCTGCAAATTTTGTATTTGGAGATATGTCTAGTCTCGAGTTTGAATGGATTAAAACAAGTGAATTTAAATTTTTACAAATACTAGCACTGCTACGATTGCGTCCATTATGGGTTACAAATACATTTTTTGATAGTACAAACAGACAGGTTATTAGAAATGCAAATATACCCGACGATATTATTATTGATGCAGATGTAAAACAACTAGGTAATTTTAAAAATACTAAACTATCTAATACATATTACAGTGACAGTATTGTTGAAAAGATTAATGTTAAATCAAGTTCAGACGTTACAGTTACACCAACAATTGATATTTTTGGAAACTTTGGAACTAGTGCTGCAGCAAAGGCAATAGTCGAAGATAACAAAGTAGTTGCAGTAAGTGTAACAAATCCTGGCAAAGAATATCAAAGCAAACCTGGCGTAGTGTTTAGTAACGGAAATGTTGTTGCTGAATCATTTTTAATAAAAAATGTTAAAAAATATTTCATTGGACTAAGCAATGCAGTAATTGATTTTGCACATTATAATAATACGTCTGCTACAACAATCGAAAATAGATTTAAAAATGCAAGTATTCAACCAATTGTAAAAGCAGGTGGATTTGTTAATACAAATAAACAATCGTTTATTTTAGAAAGCAGTCAAGGTAAAGGTCGTGTAACTATTCCTGAAGAAAATTCACAAACACTACTTTATTTAAATCAGCCGAATCATGAAACATTTATGGGCGGTTTACAGTTTACTAAACTAGCAGTAGGTTTTAGTATAGTAGGCATTGATAGAAATAGTATGAGTGCATTTTATTTAGAACCAATGAAGAATAGTAAAAAAATTATTTCAAACTTTGGTGATATTATGCTTGAAAGATATAGTTCTTATGCAACTACTCCAAGTAAACTTTTATACGGCGAAAGTGTTGATAACTTACAAGATGCATACAGTTTTCTATTAGGACACAGCGAGTATTTAAAATCACAGGGATGGGTCACTAACTGGCAAGAAACAGCACAAGAGTTTGTAGTATGGAGTCAAACTGCAAATACAGGTGATACATTTATTTGTATTCCTAATACAAACAAATATGAAATATATGACGGCTCACGAGGATACTACGACACTGTTATCAATCGTTATGATGGTGTATATAATCTAATTGATCATAATGGTGACGAAATTGCACCTAACAAAATTATTGTAAGTAGACCAATTAATTCTACAGAAACTTCAATAACTACAGTTGAAACAAAAGAAAACGATACACATATACTAGGATTACGTTTATATCGTGTTGAGTTAGAACATGCAATTATTTTAGAAAATGAAACTGATTTTGATGATGTTATTTATAGACCAGAAATTGGACAACGTCACAAAAGAATATTATGGCGTGGATCGAGAACAAAAGACTGGAACGGTAAACTGTATTCACCGGGTTACTTAGTTACTGACAATACAATCATTGATAACTTTGACACAACAGCAAATGCGTCTCTTGATTACTTTACTACTTCAAGTGCAACTGTTAGCAATGATCAAGCAGTTAATGCTGCAAGATTTAATATTGGTTATAATAAGCCAGACTGGTCGAAATACTTAACATTAAATGATGATAGTGTGTTTAACTTTACTAAAGGGTCTCGAAAATACAGAGGTACTAAGTATGGTCTTAATGCGTTTATGAGAAATACTAGTATACTAGGTGGCGTATCTGATGCTAACTTATATGAACTATGGGCAGTAAGAACAGCAGACTACGGAGATATTAGAAGTAGAGATACAGTAGAGTTTAGTATTAATAGTGAGTTGTTATCTACAAGTCCTCAAGTTATTAAGTTCCACGACGACGACTATGACGACATTAGTGTAGACGATGTTATTAATATTGATCCAACAAGCCCATTGCTTGTAACTGGTTCAACTGAAAATGTATTTAGAACTCGTCCGAGTAAAAAATATAATGTTTTAACACTAAACGAATTAACACAGTTTAACAATGATTTTGTCACAGCAGGATTGCCATTACTAACCGAAACTGATTTTAGAGTTATTAACAAAGAAGACTTCGAGGCGTTCCCAACAAAAAATAAAGAAGCATATGATTTCTCAGGTACATATCAAGAAATTGATGCATGGAGCAATAGAGTATCATATAAAACAAATGATTTAGTAATACATGAAGGATATGTATGGAGAATGGTCGATCCAGATGGGTCAAGTGGACTGCAACGTCCAAATGAACCAATTGAAGTCATTGGTCGTGTTAATACACCGAGTGTTCCTTCAGATGGACAGACACTTGTAATTGATAATACTGTAGTTACTATTAAGCGTACAAGTGAAAGCACTACACTTGAAACAATTGAAGTTACAGGATCTGAAAATTTAAATATACAAGGTGTACCAAATTCTACAACTTTGATTTTAGGACAAAACAGTTCAATAAATCAAACGTTAACTTTTGAAAACGAAGTAATTACTCTAGTATGGCAACCTGCAACTAAAACAGGAAATGTAACTAATTTCTCAGTTGAAGGCAATACAAATGGCAGCAAAGAATTAGTCATCGATGGTGTTAGTATTATATTTGATGATGCAGCACCAACTACAACAAATGTTACAATCGAAGATGGTTATCAGGCTGCATTTAATGCAACCTTTACTAGTAATCAGTCTACAATTAACAGTGTTACAAGTACAAAAATTGCAACATTTGAAGCACTAAGAACTTCTGTTATTAATAACCAAGGTATAACAGGATGGAATCAACTTGTTGCAGATTATTTTTCTAACGTATCTGGACTTAATATTAACTATTTAGAATCGATTAGACTAACACTCGCAGTAGGTTCAGAATCTGAACTTGATGCAGTAATTGCAAATGATTTAGATATAATAAATGCTATAGCAGGCACAACACACAGTGATCCTACTTTGGTACCTATTGCAGATATTAATACAGCAAAAACTGCACTAAATTCTGCTCCTTATATTACTAATATAAGAAATTTTGCAGTTAATAATTCTACTTCTGCATTTACTGCAAATGAGATTATTGCAACTGAATCTAGCACCGGTAACAAAATTTACAGTGACAGCGAAGTTGTACAAAAAATCAATGATGCAAATATTCCAAATGTTACAGCAAGTTTAACTGCAGCAGGAAATTTATTTATTAGTAAAGATGTTCCTGGTGCTACAAGTCAGTTTAGTTTAGTTCTTAGTTCTGCTAGTGCAAATGCAGAAGTAGGATTTGCAACTACAAATGAAACTATTAGAAGTAGTGGTGTTAATGTATTAAGCACACCAGATTTAACAGCCGCTCAGGTTGCAGAACAAATAAATGCAGCAGGTATTCCTAATGTATCTGCAATAGCACTAAGTTCTGGACAAGTACGTATTTTAAGTAATGCTGCAACGTTGTTCATTGGAGCAGGAAGTGCTAATTCATTCATTGGTCTTAATACTGGTATTACACCTGCACAAATTACAACAATTACTGTTGATAGAACAAGTGACTTAACTGATACTATTAGTTCAATTAATAATGCAAATATTCCAGGAATTACTGCAAGTAACAGTAACAATAGATTGAGATTAGTAAGTACAAATGAAACAATGGAAATTGGCAGTAACGGAACTGCAAATATTACACTTGGTATAACACCACAACTTTATGTTGCATCGCCTGGCACAGTTAGTAATGTTTTTGAAACTGAGCGATATGACGACTTAGGTAATTCGTATACTGTGTTTGAAAAAACAGAATTTGATCCACATGTGTTTAGTATATGGACTGCCGACAACAGTGAAAAGTCTAACATTAATGCAGGATACAATGTTTATCAAGCAATGCACTTTAGTATGTTTATTA